ATGAACTTCCTCGACGGCCATCTGTTCCCCGAAAACCAGCAACCCCTGATCATTACTGCGGCGCCCTATGCTCCGGGCTGGCTGCCTTCGGACTTCCCCGAAGACATCCCCGTCACCATGGAGGCGCAGATCCAGAAAGCCGTGGACTGCTACAACGCGGGCGCCACGGTGCTGCACCTGCATGTGCGCGAGCTTGACGGCAAGGGCAGCAAGCGCCTGTCCAAGTTCAACGAGCTGATCTCCGGCGTGCGCAAGGCCGTTCCCGAGATGATCATCCAGGTCGGCGGCTCCATCAGCTTTGCTCCCGAAGACGAAGGCCAGGCGGCCAAATGGCTTTCCGACGACACCCGCCACATGCTGGCCGATCTGGACCCGGTGCCCGATCAGGTGACCGTGACGGTGAACACCTCGCAGATGAACGTGACCGATCAGGCCGAAGACGCGGACTTTGCCGGTACCTCGCGCGCCAATCCCACGCTGTTCAATGCCTACAAGGAAATGACCGTGCCCGCCCAGCCGGGCTGGGTGGAGGAGCATGTGCGCCGCCTGACCAAGGCCGGCATCCAGAGCGCCTTCCAGTGCTACAACCTGAACAGCTTCGAGTCGGTGGAGCGCCTGATGCGCCGCGGCTTCTACATGGGCCCGCTGGTCATGAACTGGGTGGCGATCGCTGGCGGCATGGACACGCCCAGCCTGTACAGCCTGGCCAACTTTGTGCGCGCCGTGCCCGATGGGGCCGTGCTGACCGTGGAAAGCAATGTGCGCAACGTGCTGCCCGTGAACATGTGGGGCATTGCCGCCGGTCTGCATGTGCGCTGCGGCACCGAAGACTGCCTGTGGAACCAGACGCGTACCGAGAAGGCCAGCACCGTCTCGCAGATCGAGCAGCTGGTGCGCATCTCGCGCGAATTCGGTCGTCCTGTCGCCACCGCCAAGGAGGCGCGCGAGATCAGCAAGATCGGCGTGTTCTACGACAGCGTGGAGGAAAGCCTGGCCGCCAACGGCTTTGCGCCCAACCGGCCCGGCGCCAACCAGGGTTTCCTCAGGAAGACCTCCTGATCTTCCGGGACAGGCTTGCAGGCAAGCCGATCACGGCTTCGCCTGCAAGCGGTCTCTGCTGAACCGACATGCGCAAAAACGGCCTCCGCGATGGAGGCCTTTTTCATGCCCGGATGATTTCGGGCAGGCCCGGAAAAATGGCTCTGGAAAGGCTGGTGCCGGGCCTGAGACAGGCCTGGTGAAGGCGTCTGGGCCGGCGGCTGCGGATGGATGGTCTTGAGCAGGCCTCTGGCCAGCTCGCAGCTGTCAAGGCGCGGGAGGAGCGGGAGGTCCGTAATGCGCACGCCGCGCGCCCCACACCGCACGCTGCAGTGCTCGCCAGAGGCTCGCCGAGCAGAGATGCTGCAGGCGCGGTTGACGAGGACCACCATTGTCATATTCAGGCTCGTCAGGCTCGCGCGTGCCATGGCTTACAGCAATGGCAGGCTGTATCTCTGTATCTTGCAGTGCTGTCGCCCTCCCGGGCCTGCGCTCTGTCATCGGCCTCAGGGCGCGATTGGCGCAAGGCGGGGCCTGGTCAGGCTGAATGGGAGTGAGATAAAGAAAGAGTGGGCGGCGCGATAAAGTGAGTTTTTCCGGGTTGAGGTCGGTCTATCCGGGTTCAAAGACTTAAAAACTCTTTTGCACTGCAAAACTCAGTCACTGACCGAACGCACCCCGTAGGAATCGGTCCACCGCATCCATGATTGAGGTCTCGGCCTCGGGTTGAAGTATAGGAGCGTCGGGTGGGCCACTGAATGGCAGATATGGCCGAGCTGGGATCTTGATGCTGTACTCCCCGACCTCGTGCCAACTCTCCCGAGCCCGTTTGTGACTGTCACGGGCGAAGACCGCCAGGTTGGGATTGCTGGCCTGGCGCAAGAGGTTACCCTTGGCATCCGTGCGCAGCCTCACCTTGGTCGAATAGGCCGCACGCTTGATCTCCCCGCCAAACTGCTGGATAGCAGCATAGTCCGATGCCGCGCCGCCTGCGCCAATCAATGCGAAGTCAGCACCATAGGATGAGCTGACACTGGCCGCCAGGATGCCAGAGTCCTGCAGGATCATCATGGTGGAGCTACCTTTGTTGCGGCTCGTGCGCTCCTTGAGAGTTGATTTGGCCAGTGGCGCCCAGTGAGGGCGACCTTGGGCCGCAAAATTTCCCTCTGTCACGCTCTCCAGGCTTTGCGCGATGCCCCGGTAAAGGTCCGTTGGGTTGTCCAGGATCGCGGCCGCGCGATCCAGACGGCGAACGGCATCGCCGATATCAATGATGATGTCGATCAGACCACTCATAGCGCTGCCGCGATATCGGCGTCCGCCATGGCCTGCTCCAAGGTGAGCCGTTCCACACTGACCACCGCCAGGCTGTCGCCAGAAGCCTGGGCCCGAACTATCGAAACCGTCTCGCCCTGGCGCAGTACATATATGAGCTGCCCGGCGCTGCGCACCAGAATCCCTTGCTCTATCACCAACTGCGCGCCTGCGTAGTCCACCGAGGCCGCCCCTGCTGCCCGCACCACAGCACCGGCGACCGTGCCAATGCGAGACGCTGCACCAATAGACTGCGCATCTGCGGGCGGCACCGAAACCAGCGGCCAGTTGCCTGTGGGGGCCTGCAGCCACTGACCAAACTGCGGCTGGCCCGCCATGTCACGCACAGTAGCCTGGCTGATGGCTGGCGCCGCCTGTTCCAGCTTTCCGGTCATGACTCGGTCCAGATTGGCTTGAGATGCCACGCCTGGGTTGTAGTCCCAGCCCGGATCTGGCCGGAATGTACGCGGCTGGCCACGCTCGTCCATGTAGCGCACGACTTGCACGTCCATCGTGTCGCCATCTTTGTTAACTGGCACTCGGATCGTGCTGATGGCTTGGCTACCATCTTCAAGAGCCACACCAAGCGCCCGGAACTCGGCTTCTGTCAGTGCCTGGACACGACACCGGCATCCCCAGCCATTGGGCGGCCAGATTACCTGCCAGATCGGGTCATCCCAACGCCAGACCTTGCCATGCAGTGCGCGATGGGCGGGCCGCGTGCGGCCGTCCAGGATGGCCACATAACGCCAGTACGGCCTGTTTTCCACGTCGGCCAGGTAGCGCTTGTAGCGGCCGGCCATATAGGCGGTTTGCACATTGGTCTGGAAGATGGTGCGCAGGCGCCGGTTGCTGCCCAGCTGGGCCGTAGTCAGCTCGCCAGTCTCGCCGTCCAGTACTTCCTGCCGCCCCCACCAGCCCAGATCCTGCAGTTTGGGGCGTAAAGCCTTCTTGAAGGCCTCAAAGGTCTGCCCCTCGCCAATAGCTTTGTCCACCTCGGTGCGAATTGCGGACAGCACATCCAGCGTTGTCGCCTTGGCCACAGTGAACGCAGCAGCGTGCGCCTCACGCGTCATGTCTGTCCAAGACCAGGTCACCTGCAGCCCCTTGCCCCGGAAGTACTCCGTTGCCTCGGCTGGTTGCAACTTTAGATTAGCAGCAATGGTCGCCATGGCGTCTCCTATGCCTCGACGGTGCGGCCGTAAGCCTGGCCGCCAAAGATCGCCGAGGCCACCAGCGACTGCAGCTTGGCACTGTCCATCTTCGGAAAAGCCTTCTGCACTACGGCCAGAGCGTCCTCAAAGTTATCGGTGGCCTCAATGGCTTCAAACAGCGGCTCCAGCAGGCCGCGCATGGCGTCCTGCAGCTCTGCATCGTCAATGGATGCCAGCGCCTGGTCGATGGCATCCTGGCCCTGAATGCCACTTGCTTCGGCAAAGCTAGGACTCGCAGGGCCGGCCCCTGGCACAGGTCGAGCTGCAGGGGGAGTAGTCTCCTTCTTGGTCCAGCCGTCGCCGTAGCGTTCCTGGATGTAGACCTCTGACGGCTCGAAACCAAGACCGGCCACGTTTTTGTCGGTTTCCGACTGTGCCTTCGTGTCCTCGTCAGCCTTCACCTGGCGGTATACCTTGCACGGCTCCAGACCGTTGAAATAGCAGATGTGATCGAGCAGCTGCTCCTTCAAGGTCTCGGTCAGCAGGTCGCTGTCGCCCTTGGTCAGGCCCAGGCGCACGGATTCACGCTCCTTGGCCGCTGCAGCCACTGCGCCACCGCCCTTGCCATGTGGTGCTTCTCCCGTCCAGACTGCGGCAATCCAGTCATCCATGTATTCAGCTAGTTCCCGTTCTGAGCTGATGCTGCCGCTGGATGCCATCTTCGACTCCAGCAGTGTGATGTCCATCCCTTGGGGTGTCATCAGCACGCCATCGCTGCTCAAAGCTCGCAAGGCAGAGAACAGCGTGCCCTTGTCAGCGGGCCCTGCATTGTTCGGGTATTTGCCCCATGGCACAGGAGAGCCCGAACGCGCCAAGCGCTTGTTCCAGGCCACGATACCGGCTCGTTTGAAAAACACCGGCCAGTAAGTCTGCAGACCCAACCCCATGCCGTAAGGGTTGTCGTCTTGCGGATTGACCCGATGCACGATGAATTTGCGCTCTGGGAGAGCACGGCCGCGCAGCATGTCTTCCCGCGTCAGCATCCGCAGCTCTGGGGGGCGCTCGGCTGTGTCCTGAATGTAGGTAAAGCGCCGTTGAGCCCGCTGCGCAAAGCGCTTGGGCACCCACATGCCATCCGACACGGTCCACATGATCTCGCAGACCTCCATGCCGGTGAGCAACGCATCCATCAGCTGCTTGCAAAGATTGTCAAAGCCGCAGCCATCCAGAATGTCGTGCATCGTGCGGGCATCATCATCGGCCTTGGTGGACGATGTAATGGGCGTCACGGTCCAGTCATAGCCAACCAGAGCCAACTGGCGCTTTTGCAGGGAAGAGAACACCTTGCCGTCACGCTTCAGGTCGCGGTAAATCTCGATACTGCCCTGACCACGCTCCAGCAGCAGCGGGTCATTGGTGCGCAGAACACCAAGGTAACTAGACTCAAAAGGGTCCACCAGACGGTTGGCGATCTCAGTTTCCAGCTCCTGCCGTGTCACATAGTTGTTCACGTCAGGTGTTGGGCGGGATCCCCTGCGACCGATACGTTTAACCATACATAAATCCGTTCATTTCTTGAGTGCCCGCCAGCGGACCGCTGCTGGTGTATTCAAAAGGTGCTGCAGGTGAATTGCCCGCGTGCAAGGCCAGCGCCAAAGCCCAGAATCGGTCGGCGTGACCATCGGGCGTGCTTTCCGCCACGAATCGAATGTTTCCTGCTGACGTGGTGACCTTCTGCACCTTGCGCAGATCGGCCCGAATCTTTGGGTCTTCTGGTATGCGGATCTTTCGATCCTCCATCGCGCCTTTGAGCGGATAGGCCAGTGCTTCTTTGACCTGGCCGGTGAAGCTCACGCCCTCAATGCGGTGCTCACCAAACTTGTCCTGAGCATCGTCGGTCCAGCCGATACCTAGACCAGTGGAGTCGATACAGACACGGTCGCAGATAGCGAACCATGGCCACAGGATCTTTTCCTGGTCGCTCTTGCGCATCTTCTCCATGGTCTCGACATGACGCGTGTAGAACACATCGCCCAGCTGCTCGACCACCCACAGCACGGTCAAGTCCTTTTTTCGCCCGATATCGACGCCGCAGAACAAACGGCCCTGGAATGGTCCCTGCAGACCGCGCTTCCAGTCCGTGCCGCCAAGGTACTCGCAGGCCGTGATCAGGCCGTATTCCAGGAACTTGCTGTCATCGTCGGCCGGTATGCACATGTATTCCTGGTCAAACGATTCAGCGTCGGCCGCGCCGTTCTTCACGAAATCGAAGTAATCGGCTTCGTCCATGGCCTGCTGCTCGGCGTCTGCAGGTAGAGACTGCTGCAGCTTGAACAAAAAGCCTTGCTCCAGTGCATCCTGCAGGGTGACCCGGTGCAGGCTGATCCGCTTTGGGTTGCCTCCATGCCGGGCTTCGCGCACCAGAGAGTTAAAAAAGCTGTGCGAGCCCCGATGAGTGCTGATCAGCTCCATGTTGCCGCCCCAGGTGATACCGGGATAGGCAATGGCCCACAGCTTGCGCTGATCCGCATGCAGCGCGAACTCGTCCAAGATACGGCTGCCGCGCTTGCCAGCCTGGGCATCTGGGTTGCTGGACATACTGTGAATGCGGCGCCCACTGGCGAACTGCAGCACATAGGCGCTGAGCTTCTTCTCAGCATCCAGCACCACCTCGCCCAGGTCCTTGGCGGCCATATTCATGATGCCGGCCCACAGCTTGCAATCCTCAATGAACAGGCGTGCCTGGATGTCGTCACGGCTACTGACCCATTCATCGTGCCGAGCACCTACAGCTGCAGCCCGTTCATCGGCCGCATAGGCCGTGGACCAGCTGATGCCAATCTGGCGAGACTTCTCCATCAGCTTCAAGCGGGATTCATCCTTGATCCAGCGTGACTGAAAGGGCAGAAAGATGGCGTCCCGATCATTGGGAATGCATTTGGCGCGGCCCTTGAGAATCATTGCTTGATCTCCCCAGTCACCAGCATCGAAAACATCGGCTCAAAATTTGGAATCACCAGCGATGCCGCCCAGCAGAACAGCCCGAACAGCGCTTCAACGGCCCAGGAGTACCACTCAGGCACCCAATTGCGCTCCACCACCACAGGTGCATCAGAGTCAACATCAGCCAGGTACACCGGCACCAGGCCAAGAAACCAGCCGTAATGGGTGTACTTGGTGCCCAGCTCAGCAGAGGGAACAGGATTGAGCAGGCTCATCACCGAATCCCCAATGCTTCGCGGATGGCCAGGCGTGTCTCGGGTGTCACGCCACCCTTGTTGCCCAGGGCATCCAGTTGGGCCTTCTGCTCCTCCAGCAGCTCACGGCGGGCCTCCTCCTTGATGGCCGCACGCGCTTCCATGCTGAAGCGCTTCTGCGACACACTGGCTTTGCCGATCTCGGCTGCATTCTTGAAGAGCTTGTTGACATCCACTTCCTCGGGGTTGATGTCCAGCTCCATCAGCAGGTTGAAAATCTTCTCCTGGGTCATGCGAATGACGGCCGCACCGAGCTTGTCTTCCTCATCCGGTGCGGCATCCACCAAGGCTCGGGCCTGCTCGCCGGCCAGCTTCAACTGGGCCAGTTTTTTCTCGAAGGGCGAACCATAGCGCTGCAGGGACGAGCGAGACACATCGGCGCCGCGGGCCTTCAGGTCCGCAGCCAGTTGCTCGTAGTCGCTGAAGCCACGGGCCATCAGCTCGTTATCCAGCCACTCCTTGAGTTCAGCCGGAAGAGAGTGCACTTTGCTACGGGGTGGCATAGGTCAGCCCTGCGTGATCGTGGGGCGAGCAATGCCTGGCTGCGCGTCGATGGTGTATTCCACGTAGTCGATGCCGCAGCGGTTCAGTTCCACAAACCAGCGGTCGATGGGGTCGCGTTGGATCTTGCACAGCTCGCGCTCTTCCAGATAGTCCAGCTCGCGGCGCACCTCTTGGTGCGTGGCATCGGGATACACCGACTGGATGATGGGCAGCAATGCCTCGGTATAGATACCCACGGGACGCGACACATTGATGGCCGACAGCAGGTGCCAGCGAATGGCTTCACGGCGAGCCTTCAGAATGGCTGGCTGGTAGTTCATTGGTTTTTCCCTCCGGGGAGATTGCGCACTGCGGCCTCAATGCGCAGCGCAAAGTTATCGATACGGGTATTGATCGTGGCGATCACTTGGACAAAGTCATCCCGGCGCACATAGTCCCTAGCCACCTCGGCCTGGAACCGCAACTGCGAGAGCTCAAGAGAGCGGATCTGTTCAGACTCCTTGCTGACAGCCCTGGTCAGGTCAATCAGTGACTTTTGCAACTGGTCAAACTTCTCGTCCGAGCGCCTCTGCGCCTGCACCGCAATGGCTTTCAAGATCGCCCACATGGCCATGCAAAACAGGCTCATGACCGTCAGCACATTGGTCAGCGTCATCTCAAAAACCATCAGTGCCTCCTGCCTGGCCTTGCTTGGTGACCGAGCGCACATAGTCCTGCAGGCCGGTCACTTGACCTGAGAGCCGGTCAGCAACGCCTCCCAGCGCTGTGTATCGGCTGCTGCACTCTCCGAGTGCTGTGCGGGCGGCGGTAGCTCCATCAATGTCGCTGGCGGAGCAGGATTGCGGGCCGGTGCCGGACAGCTTTGCAGCGGCTGCGTTGGCGTTGAGCTGGGCGATAGTGGTGAGCAGGCTGCGATTGCGAGCAGCGGCAGTGTCCAAAGCAGTGCGCGCAGCCTGCTCACGTTGGGCTTGTTCATGGGCGATCCTTTCGGTTTCCTTTTGTTTGGCCGTCTCGGTCTCGCGCTGCGCGAGTTCGGCCTTTGCGCGTTGCTGGGACTCCGTGACCTTGCGTTTTTCTTCGGCCTGGTCCCAGGCCTGCTGCACGCGTGCGGCACCCTGGGCGTCGCCTTGGGCGACTAGATGGCCATTCCAGGCACGCAGGCCAAGCACTGCGGCAAGCGTTGCAATCACAATGAGCGCGGCTTTCATGGCATGGACTCCCCAAGGCACATCGCGCGAAGAGCCTTGCGGTCCGTCCAAACGCCCCGGCAAGTGCGGTTGTCTGGATGGCTGCAGCGGTCCTGGGGTTTGTTTACCGGCCCGGCGCGGTCATAGAGCAAGATGGCCTCGCAGGCGCCTGGGTAGTCGCCGGCCTGCAGACGGCGGGCAATGGTGCTGGGCCCATTGCGTTCGTTGTTCCAGCACACAGCGGCCGCCCCTGTGTTGTAGGCCAGGCCCACAAAGGCATCAAACTCTCGCTGGTGCATGGGCACGGCCAGGCAGCGTTTGATGGCCAGTTCGTATTCCGAGGCATCGGCACGCAAGCGCACCAGGGCACGCACCGGAGCCATGGTGTCGCCCATCTTCACACCCTGGGTCGTGCCAAAGCCTACTGTCGGAACCTTGGTGCCATGCACTGGGTCTGGGTAGGCTTTTTCGACATAGCCCTCGCGCTGGGCTATGTAGGTCAACCCGGTGGCAGACAGCACCAGGGCAACGATTCCAATTCGAGCGCTATCAATCGCCATAAGCCCCCCTTGCGCCGGGAGGGCTCTTGCTGGCCTTGGTTGGGTAAGTCATGCACGGCAGGATGCCGCGCAGGTCGACCTTGAGTTGAGTAAAGCGCTTTACTTATTGCCGATTCAGCCCAGGCGCATCATGACCCCATGATCACCAACGACCTCATCTCCAGAATGCATGCAACAGCGTTCAATGCCGCGCAAGCGATCCAGGTGCCGCTCCTGCAGGCAATTCGAGTCCAGTGCGATCTGCTACTGGAAACGGGAGCTTCATTTGATGAAGCAAAAACAGCATTGCGGCCCCTTGTCGTGCACGCGTCGATCAATCCACATTGGGGTCGACTGGAGGGGACAAGTTGTAGCTCAACTTGATCTCAAGATTACGTACTTCGGTATTGAGCTGTTGAATTCGCTGGCGGAGATATTCGGAATTTGTGCCCTTTGGATTTGCCAGCAGCATCTCTCGTGCTTGAATTCGTTCAGCGCGAGCGTCTTCCCAGTCTCTTTCAAGCTGCTTCCAGGTTGCTTCTGACTGTGGACCAATACCCTCAGAAACGGTGGAAGCCTCATAGCCCTGCACTCGCATACAAAGCACCATCAGATCAAAACGCCGCTGCTTTTGGTCAACGCCACGCCATATTGATGCCACTGTGTAATCGGGTGTTTGTGTCGCAGAGGTCGTCTCATACTCGCAGCGCGCAATTGCTTGATCGGCAGGGGCCGCATCAGCGCGAGATGGCTTCCAAGTGCGTACCGGACTATTGGCGGCACAGCCGGCGACTGCTGCGAAGAAAAGAGCGCTGGCAAACGTCGAAATGAATTTTTTGTGCATTGGCTTTTCCTGGAGTTGAGCACTTCACCGCTCTTACTACTGACCAAGGGACGAAATGCTATCTGCAATGATTTGCCCAAACTCACGACCTTTGTCGAGTAGATAGCCATAGCCTTTAGAGAGCTTCTCTATGTCCCCAGTGATGGTTGCGGCCTTCTTGATGGTCGAGCCTATTTTTTCCCGCAGTGTCTCTACCTCAGGATGGTCACCCATCTCATCAAGCTCAGCTTTCAGAACCTCTTCTTCAAACTGTGCGTCCGCAACCGCTTTGCGAACGGCATTTCTTAACGGGGCTTCGCCTTGAATCGGCCACATAGTCATGGCGGTACGAAGACTGTCCAACAGTCCCTTTGCGTACTGTCTGAAGTGCGGTGGAATGCCTTGGCTCTTAAGTGCGGCCTCAAGCTCTGCGACTAGCGCCTTCAACTCGGCCATGGACTCAGCTGTCGCTTGATGATCTTCATCTGGCAAAACGACAGAAGCCCAACGAAGAGACAAGAGCACCTCTTCTCGCAAATATTGATTGGTTTGACTACTGCTCCCTTGAACCAGATTGATGTTCAAGGCGTTGCGTAGCGTATGAAGGTATGGGCTTGTTAAGTTGTCGGCGTAATTGCCATCTCTCAATGCTGCGGTGATCAAGTTCAATTCACGATCACATGCAACGATTGCCTCAGCTATGCGGTAACCAGCAACACCCTGTTCCTCACTAGAGAGCTTTAGTGTTTGGGCCCATGCCTTCTGAGCCTCCTTATAAGAGGCCAAGCTATTTCTGAGTTCAGTGAAAAAAGTGTACAGCCGACCTGCGGCGTTGTTCCCCAAACCTCTTCCTGTGCTCATGGTTGCCTCTTAACAGAATCGTAATTTCCGCTGAGTTGTTCAATGCACCTAATCCTCAGCAGTGGTGTTTGTCGTGGTGCACCTTTATGCCGCACGCCCAGCTCTTGGGTTCTTCAAATTTCGCGGGTCTTCCATGACCGTGTCCAGATACATATTCAGCAAATTGAGCTGTTCTGACTTGAGGTTGATCACCATTCGCGTATCAAACCGCCTCTCCATGAAATCAAGGATGGCAATACGGTCGCGCAACTGATCCAAGCGACGCAATGTTGCAGATTGCTCAGCAGAACTGGGCTTGCGCACTTGAGGTTCATTTGCTGGGGCTTGAGGCGCATGGATCACAGTCACATGCGTATGCGTGTGTTGGTGGTGGCTGACACGGCTAACCACGTTTCCGCCTGCATACCCCACCTGCAAGTTATTGCTTCCGCCATCCACCTCAAAAAGGGAAGGCGTCACTGCTTCCGTCGGGGCCTCGGCCGCAGAGGTGCTCACCATGCTAGGGATCTCTACAACGTTCTGCTTCGCAGGCCTAGTCCAACCCATCCATCTCAGAATCATCTCCCACATCTACTGAGCGCACTTTCCTATTTTTTGACAGAAACCTTGCCACCGGCATATCCCACTTGAACAACACCATCGTGGTTGCTGGTCAAGTTACCCACCTTCACAGAGCTTGGCACGGACTTCGCCGAGCTTTTAGGCGATGCAGCAGGTGCAAGGCCTGCTGACAAAAGCGCGGCCGTCTGAATCAGATTGGCCTTGGCATCGGGCTTGCAGCGGCGATAGCTATCGAGCAGTACTTGTTCTGCGGGGTCTGCGGGGGTGGAGTTTGCTCGTTCCCCCGTCAAGACGTAGTGCACATCTACACCTTGAGCCGCAAGAGCAGCCAAGACCTCACCACCCGGTACAGAGTCGCCACGCTCGCAACGTCCCCAGTATTCGCGGGAAACCCCAGAAATATCAGCAGCTTGCGCTTGATTCCAGCCAGCAGTTTTTCTCACCTCCTTGAGGCGAGAGCCGAAAAGTGATGAAAAGGTCACAAAAACCTCTTGATAAAGAGATTTATTGGTCTCATAATTCATTCCAACAAGTTCAACGCAACCGGCATCTGCGCCAACAGATGCCAACAAACTAGGAGCCCGACATGGCACTCAAAACCAGAGCCCAGATCCGTGAAGAATTCGCCAGCCGTGGCTGGTCTATCACTGGCTGGGCCCGTCAACGTGGCTATAGCCCCGTTTTGGTCAGCGACATCATCAATGACGATGAGCGCAACCCCAAGCGCAAATGCCTGCGTGGTGAAAGCCACAACATCGCCGTTGAGCTGAAGCTCAAGGATGGGATGGTTTCCCGCCCCGCCAATGTGACTGCGTTCAACCTGAGCGCCGCTGCTTGAGGCCTGCCATGCCTACTCCGACCATCAATGTAACAAATTTGACGGGCTCTCAAACCGTCCAAATTGACACACATGGTTTTCCCGTGAATGTGCCCGTCATTGGCACACCAGACGGTTTTCACGCGCTGCGTCCAGTTGTTCAGCCATCTGCAACAGCACCTTGCGCGATGCCTGCAACTGCACGCCCAACGCCAAGTGCTCAGGTCTTGCCTCACGCCAGGCCTGCGTTAGTCGAGGGCCAAGCATGAAGCCGTCCATCTCTAGCTGTGCCGTCAGCCTGAGCACGGCCTGCGCCACGCCATCGATGCGTCCTGCCAATTCATCCAAGCCTGCTGATTCCATGTTGCACCTCCCGTGCCCTGTGATCGATGGCTCAACTTTGCCAGTGCATCAGTGTTTTTCACTGTTTCCAGAGGGCTATTTGTTTGGATGCCCCTGCCAACCCACTTCTTCTAAAACATCGCGGCCTCTGGAAATGCCGCAGACAGGAGCTCTGTGATGCGCCGCAACTGGAAAAAAGAGCGCTTTAACAGCCTGACCGATGCTCTTCGCGGCTGCACTGAATACGCCATGGACAAGGATGCTGGCCTGTCCCAAAGCCGTATCGCAGACCGCATGGGTATCTCGCTGGACAGCCATTACAAGTACCTGTCCACGGGCCGTTTGCCAGCCATCCTGATACCCACCCTGGAAATGGCCTGCGGCAACCACTTTGTCAGTACCTGGCTGGCCACTAATGCGGGCAAGCTGGTCATTGACCGCCCCAAGGGCCGCAAGGCGTCTGATTCCGACCTGGTCGAGTTCAACACCGGCTTCGCCAAGGCATTGCAGATGCTGGGTGACTTCCACCAGGGCAAGGCATCAGCGCAAGACACGCTGGCTGCACTGCAGCGCCATCTGGAAGCAGCTGCTTGGCACCACGCCAATGTGGCCCAGCATGCCACTCCTGAGCTGGACTTTGAAGCATGAGCACCAGCAGTAAAGCCCTGGCGGGCTCCATCCGCAAAGCCAATGCCCTCTATCGCCTGCTGGCCGGTCATGAACTGCTGGGCCTGAGCCCTGGCGAGATTGCCAAGGGCATCGACGTGTCACCCAGCTGGGTTTCTCTCAATCTGCCTGCATTGGCCGAGGACGGCTTTGTGGAGCTGGTGCAGGGCACCAACCGCTGGCGCCTGGGCGTGCAGTTTGTGCGCATCGCAATCACCGTCAGCACCAACCTCAACCAGGCCAAGCGCCAGCTGGATGACCTGACCCAGCGCTACGCCGTCCCTCTCAACTGATTTCAACGCAACCCCGAAAGGAAAACTAGAACATGGCCCGTAACACCACTCCCGCAGCCGCAACGCGCGAAGTACCCGCTAATGAAAAAGTGATTGCCGAAGAAGTCAATTCAGCCAACCAATTGGCATCCGTCATGCGCCTGCAAAACGACCTGCAGGCGAACTATGGCGAAGAGCGGGACTTGCTAAATCAGCTGCTGGGACAAGCTCAGATGGCCGGTGCTTTCGAAGAATTTTCCCGCACGGTGCGGACTTCTAAGCTGGCATTCGTCAAGGAAAGCAAGCTATATCAACAACTTAAAGGAAAGAAGACTCCGCACGGTGCGGAGCTCTTGGGGAATTGGGAAGAGTTTTGCAATTTACTCGGCCGCTCGGTAGACCAAGTTGATCGCGACATCGCAAACTTGAAGGCATTTGGAGAGGAAGCCCTTGAATCCATGTCCCGCATGGGTATTGGCTACCGCGAGCTGCGCCAATACCGCAAGCTGCCAGAGGATCAGAAGCTGGCATTGCTTGAAGTTGCGAAGACAGGTGACAAGAGCGAATTTCTAGATCTGGCTGAAGAGCTGATTGCCCGGCATGCCAAAGAAAAAGCCGACCTGAGCCAGCAGCTGGAGGAAAGCGCCAAGGAGCACGAGGCCACTGCCAAGCGCCTGGAAGTGGTGACAGGGCAGAAGGTCGAGGCTGAAGCAAAAGCAGCCCGTATTGCGGTCATGACGCCCGACAAGAGCTTGGCAGACCTGCAGACCAAAGCCACAAAGATTTCCAACACAGCAGCTGGAGCCATCAAGGGAGAGGTTCGCCAGGCACTGCTCAAGCTCAACGAGATGCCACCCAGTGCATCCCGGACGGTATTCGCTGCTGGTCTGCTGGGCACGCTGCAAGCCGAAATCAATGCCCTGCGTGAAGAGTTTGGCTTGCCAGACATTGCCAGCGCAGCCGAACGCGAACTGGCCGCAGACACCCAAGCCTGGGCTGGCGGCGGCGAAGCAGTCGAGGCTTGAGGACGGGTCATGAGCCTCAGTGCAACGCTCACCCAACGCCTTGTGCAGGTGGCTGCTCAGGCAGCAGCCGCACCAGCAGGCGGCAAGCAGGCCGTCTACAGGGCGGCTTGCCAAGAGCTGAGCATCAGCCTGCCCACGCTTTACCGTCACCTGGACAAGATCACCGTGAAACCCGAACGCAAACAGCGCAGCGATGCCGGGGCTGTCAGTCTGCCCCGTGAAGAAGCTGTCGTCATCAGTGCCTTGCTCATGGTCAGCCACCGCAAGAGCAACAAGCGCCTGATGTCCATTGGGCAAGCCCTGGACATCTTGCGCGCCAACGGGGAAGTGCGTGCCGAGCGCACCGACCCGTCAACTGGCGAAGTCCTGCCTTTGTCTGAAAGTGCTGTGGCCCGCGCTCTGCGTAGCTTTGGCCTGCACCCCGACCAGCTCAACCGCGCCACTCCCGCAGTTGAGTTGCGCAGCCTACACCCCAACCATGTTTGGCAGGTCGATGCATCACTGTGCGTGCTGTACTACCTCAAGGACAGCAGCGGCAAGGAGAGTGGCCTGCAGGTCATGGAACATGACAAGTTCTATAAGAACAAGCCTGCCAACCTGTCCCGCATCGCGGCTGACCGAGTGTGGTCCTATGAACTCTCGGACCACAACAGCGCATCCATCTACCTTGAATATGTGATGGGCGCTGAAAGCGCGGCCAACCTCACCAATGTGTTCATCAACGCCATTCAGCAGCGTCCTGGTGAGCCGTTCTATGGGGTGCCACGTATTCTGATGATGGACATGGGCAGTGCCAATACCTCTGGCCTGTTCAGCAACCTGGCGCGCCGCCTGCAGATTCAGCTGATTGCACACGCGGCAGGCAATGCCCGCGCAACCGGCCAGGTTGAAAAAACCCGCGATCAGATTGAGCGCAGCTTTGAAGCAGGCCTGCGCCTGGCACCGGTGTCCAGCCTGGGCGAGCTCAACCGTCAGGCACGCCGCTGGGCCAAGTGGTTCAACGCCAACAAGATCCACTCCCGCCATGGCCGTACACGCTACGACCAGTGGATGACCATCACCACCGAGCAGCTACGCCTGGCCCCCAGCGTGGAGCTGTGCCGCGAGCTGCTGACCCATGAGCCAGAAGCCCGCAAGGTCAGCGACACGCTCAGCGTCGCCTTCAAGGGCCGTGAGTTCGACGTGCGCAATGTGCCCAATGTGATGGTCGGTGAAAAGCTCATGCTGGCAATCAACCCCTGGGTGGCTGACGCCGCCATGGTGGTGGATACCGATTCCGAGGGCAATGAGCTGCTGATCTCTGTGCCAGTGGTCGTGCGTGATGACGCCGGCTTCCGCGAGGACGGCAATGTGATTGGCGAAGACTGGGCCCGCCCTGCGGATACCCAGCTGGATACCAATCGCAAGGAGGTCGCCATGGCGGCTTACGACGCCAGCACCCTGGAGGAGCTGGAAGCCAAGCGCAAGGCCAAGGCGCTGCCATTCAGCGGCCGCATCGACCCCTACAAGCCTATCGAACAGGCTCCAGAGCGCACCTTCATCCCCAAGCGCGGCACCGAACTGGTGACCAATGTCACCACAAGCACCAGCGCTTCGGCCCGTCTGCTCAATGCCTTTGAAGTTGCCAAGGCGCTGCAAGGCATGGGCATGTCCATGGATCGTGAAAAAGCCGCCCAGCTGCGCGCCTGGTACCCCGATGGCGTGCCCGAGGACGAGCTGCAGGCTGTTCATGACCGCTTGACCATGCGCGGCCAGTTGCGTGTGGTCGCAGGAGGTGCCTGATGCCCCAGACCGCAACTTGCGAAATTTCGCAAATTCGCCATCTCCGGGTCAATGCCAGGCCCACAAACAAGTTGGCCCCGGTGTGCTCTCAACACACCGAGGCCGCCCCAGAAACTGATTTCAACGCAACCCCTGAGGATGAACCAATGCTACTGCAAAACGAATCCCTGAGCACCAACGCTCGAAAGCACTTCAATCTGCCCCGCAATCCGTTCCTGGACGATGTGCAGACCCCTGACGATGTCTATCAGACGCCCAGCGTGCGCTATGCCCGCGTGGCCCTGACCGATTGCGCCCGCCACCATGGCTTCATGGCACTGGTCGCAGAGTCCGGCGCGGGCAAGTCCACGCTGGCCGAAGACCTGGAAGAGCGGGTGCGCAAGGACTCCACCGAGATTGTGGTGATCCGTCCCTATGTCCTGGCCATGGAAGAAAACGATGTCAAGGGCAAGACGCTCAAGAGCGCATCTATTGCAGAGGCCATCATCTTCGCCCTGGACCCGCACGCCAAGCCCAAGATCAGCAGCCAGGCACGCTTTCGCCAGGCGCACGAGCTGCTGCGCGCCAGCGCCCAGTCCGGTCACCGCCATCTGCTGCTGATCGAGGAGGCCCACAACCTGCCCGTGGCCACGCTCAAGCACCTCAAGCGCTGGATCGAGCTCAAGGACGGCATGCGCCGCCTGCTGGGCATTGCTCTGATCGGCCAGCCCGAGCTGCGCCGCCGCCTGAGCGCCCAGAACCCAGAGGTGCGCGAAGTCGCCCAGCGCTGCGAAATCGTGGAGCTGGACCCGCTGAACACCGAGCTGGAGGGCTACCTCAAGCACAAGTTCGCCCGCTTTGACCTCAAGTATGAGGACGTGTTTGCGGCCGATGCTGCAGATGCCATCCGCTCCCGCCTGATTTACCTGCCGCGCGGCGGCAAGGACGCCGACATCACCAGCATCTGCTACCCACTGGTGGTGAACAACCTGGTCTGCCGTGCCATGAATGCCGCGGCCGAGGCTGGTTGGGACACGGTCAATGCCGAAGTCATCAAGGGGTGCTGAGCATGCATAAGAAAGTCGTCTCCATGGTTGCACACAAAGCTCTGCGGCTGGCTTGGATCAAGCGCCGCGCCCGCATGCTGCAGCGTGCATTTGCCGCTGACCTGGTCACGGCCCAGTTGGAAGCCACTGTGGACTGGTATCGCTTTCGGGGAAAAGCCTTGCCCTACAGCGTGGCTCGTCGGGTCCAAGCGATGAAGGTGAAGGCATGAAGCGCTATTTCTTTGAACCTGGAGCGGTGGTGTGCTACCGCAAGAGTGGCCTGAAGGCGGGCATGGGGCGAGGTCTGCAGGCTTGCAAAGGTCTGCTGCAGGCGGCCTTGAGCCGCCACCCCTCTGACTCCATCGGTCAGTTCTTGTTACTTGCAGCGATGGTTGCGGCCGCAGCTGCATGCCTTGGCGCTATCGCGGGCTATGTCCAGTTTGAGTTGGGTATGGGAGTCATCCGATGACATTGAAGAAGAACCGACTGAGTGAAGAAAGCAAGCGTCTGCTAGCGCACATCCGGGAGAACGGCCCTCAGAACCTGTTTCAGCTTCGCCCTGTGACGGGGGAAATGGAAGGCGACCTGGTCAAGCGCCTGCGCAACCTGCGCACAGGCGGCTGGTTACAGCTCGTGGATGACGGGCCACAACTGTGCTGGGGCATCTGCAAGGACGCAATCCCTCTGTTTGAACAGGGGCTGGTTGCAAAGAAGTCCCGCAAAGGCGAACCCAAGCCGATGGGCGAGATGCCCAAGCCACGCCAAATCAACGTGATGGAGGGCGAATACAAGACCACGCCATTCACGCCGCCCCGCAAGGGTTCACTGGATTTCAGGGACATCGCCAGCCATGGCGTGCGCTGCTGATAGGAGCACCGAGGCCATGAGCACAACACGAGAGATGCCACAGATGACACGCGAGCAATTCGAGCTGGAGTCTGCCGGGCTGGCAATCGAGTTCTTGCGAGTCCTGAGCGGCCGCACTTTGTCAACTGGCGTGGTCCTGCAAGCGGTGATGGAAGTGCATCGCTGCATTGCCAGGCAAATGCCTGTGGATGCCCAGGGCGAACTGTCCATGGCAATGGCGGCCTATGCGGGCGAGCTGATGCAAGGGATGTCGCCTGCGCCCGTACCTAACCCCTCCCAATCGGCCAACGTTCACTGAAGGAGCAACAACAAATGAGCCAACAAATTATTTCCCAAACCATTCCAGACGGATATTGGGAAAACGCCAAGGGCAATCTGGTGCCCGAATCCAAGGTCAAGCCCATCGACAAGCTGCGCGACCAGCTCGTGAAAGACCTGTGCGAGCGCGCCGAGGTCAGGAGCAAGGAACTGAGCAAGTTCAAACTGGAAACTCTGGGTGATGTGCACGCCTTCATTGAAGCAAGTGTGGAGCAGTACGGAGTAAAGAGTCGCGGCAAAAAAGGCAACGTCACGCTGATGTCATTTGACGGCAAGCTGAAGGTATTGCTTCAGATGCAGGACCACATCATCTTTGGTGAGCAATTGCAGGCCGCCAAGATTCTGATCGACAAATGCTTGACCTCTTGGTCCGCTGGCTCCAATGACAACATCAAGGTGCTGATCACCGATGCATTCCAAGTCGACAAGGAAGGCCTGATCAACACAGGCCGCGTACTGGGCCTGCTGCGTCTGGATATTCAGGACGAGGACTGGAAGATGGCCATGAAGGCCATTGCAGACAGCCGCCAAGTCGGTGATACCAAGCCCTATCTCCGTTTCTACAAACGCGCTGAAGTCAGTGCCGAATGGAAGCCTATCAGCTTGGATCTGGCGGTCTTATGACTTATCCCGCAAATCCCAACGACCAGGGCGCATCCGCTCGCACTCTGCCCAAAAAGCCCCAAGACCAACAGATTGAAAGCACTGTCATGCAACAGCCCCCCATCGTTCACGCATTGCCCGGCGCGATGCCGACCCATCGTTGCAAATCGTGTGGCGGCCTGTGGCGCTTCTGGTTCGCGCAAGAGACTGGCGCACGGTCTGATTCATGGAATCTACGCTCTCTCTCATGCTGCTTGGATTGTGACGGGGATGCATCAATTGAGCATATGGAGCCGCTCGATTGGAATCACCTTGCGCAGCTGGACCTTGCATACGGGCCTGACGTTTCGGTCGTGGCACGCAAGGATGCGAGCAACTTCTACAAGATCGTCGCCGTGCTGGGCCTGGAAGATGATGAAAAAACGGACATCGTCGAAACCATCAAGCTGCTACTGGAAAACGAAGGCAGCATGCTGGAGTTGGCCAATCGCACTCTCGAATGGCATGAGGCTCGCCTTACCCAGTTGCGCGATATTCAAGAGCAAATTGAGGAAGGCACCTCAGTACAGGTCGGTTCCGATAGCTCCGCTGAGAAGCAAATCAAGCTGTCGGCACGGGAGGCGTCGGTCTTCAAGCTCGGTATGCAAGCTGGATTGGCTTGCTTTGAAACGCCCCCGTTCACGCTGGGCAGAAAAGGCGATGCCGACGACGAGGGGGATGAGGAATGATCAAGAACGCCATCGCCTACCGCATTGCTCCAACATGGGTGCCTGACCTGCAGGCCCTGGAGGCTGCTCTGCAAAAGACTCTCTTTGTCGAGTGTGGCGCAACCCAGGAGCGCTCGGTCGGCTGGGTGCCACCTCGCGGTGATCAGCATGGCCTGCTGGCCGAGTCCGTAGCTGGCCAGTGGATGCTCCGCTTCATGACCGAGGAAAAGCTGCTGCCTGCCAGCGTGCTCAACCGCAAGGTCAACGAAAAGGCAGACGCCATCGAGAAAGCCGAAGGCCGCAAGCCAGGCAAGAAGGAGAAAAAGGAGCTCAAGGACGAGGCCAAGTTGGATCTGCTACCCATGGCATTCACCAAACAGGGCGCGATGTGGGTCTGGATCGACCCCCAGGCCCGCTTGCTGTTGCTCGATACCAGCGCCCAAGGCCGTGCCGATGAAATCGTGTCGCTCCTGGTTGAGGGCCTGCCAGGCTTTTCGCTGGCCTTGGTGGACACGCAGACCAGCCCACAGGCGGCCATGGCCCACTGGCTGGTCACGCAGGAACCACCTACGGGCTTTTCGATTGACCGCCAGTGCGAGCTGGTCGCTGCTGACGAGTCCAAGGCCGTGGTGCGCTATGCACGCCATCCCCTGGATATCGACGAGGTACGCAAGCACATCGAGCACGGTAAGCTGCCGACCAAGTTGGCCATGACCTGGGATGACCGCGTGAGCTTTGTGCTCACCGACAACCTGCAGCTGCATGGCATCACGCTGCTGGATGCTGTGATGGATGGACAGTCCCAGGACGACGGCGGCTTCGACACCGATGTGGCGATCACCACGGGCGAGCTGTCGCGCATGATCCCGGATCTGATCGAAGCCCTGGGCGGCGAGGGCCGAATCGGTCTGGGTAATCTGCCAGCGTCGTTACAGGCCACAGTGACCGGTCCGAGCAGTGTTGCCACCGATGAATCCGACAGTTCGGCACCTTGGGAGGCTGCATAGTGTCCTTCAATGCGTCAATGAACGATTTGGACAGGGCTGCAAGCGCAGCTTGTGGTGTGGTCGGTACCAGCGCTAGTCCCAAGGGTTCCGAGCGCTCCTACGGCCCGGATTCCATGCCTGCCGATTTGCTGGAATTTGTGCGCGGGCAATCCGTTCGCCAAGCTGCTGATGCACTGCGCCTTTCGTTGGGCACCGTCCACCGCTTGGTGCAGGGCTATTGGCCCCAAGACCCTCGCAAGATCATCGAAGCATGGACGGCGCACAAGGGGCGCTCGGGTCGCATTGCATCGTCCTGGTTCCTGCGCCGTGTACGGGCGGGCGGCATGGTCAGCCACTCCGGTCAGCAATGGACGGCGCCAGGGATGGCCACCCGCTGCGGCGAGCTGCTGGCGGTGGCCAGGGGTGATGATGGCAGTTTGATTGCCCAGACGCTGGAGCTGCCTGCCAAGCGTTTGCAGCTTTCGCAAGTGGTGGGAGGTGTCATATGACCGCCACTTACACCGCTGCCATTCACACGATCAAGTCAAAGTTGAAGCTCAGCGATGAGGACTACCGTGCACTGCTCATGGATCTCACGGGCAAAAGCAGCAGCAAGGAAATGTCCCAAGTTGAGCAACGCAAGGTGCGCAACCATCTGCAGAGCCTGGCCGAACGCATGGGCGTGGCCCAGCCCACGCGCCGCCGTCCGCTCAGCCAGACAGAGTTCGACCAGGTCAAAAAGCAGACCAGCCCCAAAGAGCGCAAGCTCTGGGCCTTGTGGCACCAGCTGGGCCGCGACGGCCTGGTGCAGAACACCAGCGCCCAGGCACTCAATGCCTGGGTGCAGCGCCAGGTGGGCGTCACCGCCTTGCGCTTTTGTACCTCGGCACAGCTGGACACCCTGATTGAAGCTGCCAAGGCCTGGCAGGAAAGGAGCTGAAATGGCACGCAAGTTTCTGACTGCAGCTGAAGCCGATGTGCTTACCGCGATCCTTCCGCCCGGAATGACCCGTGAAATGAAAGATGTTGCCTACTGCCTGTTTGAAGCCCTGGCCCTGATGGACGGTCGCGCCGGCCAGGCCAAGCCAGACCAGGCCTGGGCGCAGAAGCTGCAGGCCGTTGCCAATATGTCGGTGGTTCAGCTGCAGCACTTGGCCCACGAAAAAGGTGGCCGTACCATCTACCTGTCGCGCGGCCTGGCAATGCAGCTCAGCGCCCGAGACCGGGAGATGTGCGCAAAATTCCGAGGCAACTACGACGAACTGGCTGATGAGTACGATCTCACTCCAATGCGTGTTCGCCAGATCGTGGACACCTACCAACGAGAGATGTTTTTAAGCCGTCAGCAGCAACTGCCCGGTTTGGACTGAACCCAAGGGCGGCGCGCAACGCGCCAGCCCATCGCCCGGTGCAATGCCTGGTGAAATTTAGTAAAGCGCTTTACTTATAGCGAAAGCCCCGTCCGCAAGACCATGCGGGACATGGGCAACAAAACCACCCCCTCGCAATTTCCTGATGGCCTGGAGATCTTCCAAGCCGGGGCCCGCACGGCCACCAACGGCCAGGTCTATGTGATCACCGAGGCCGATGTCGCGGCCACGGCCGCTGCCTACGACCCCGCCGTCCACGAAGCGCCCCTGGTCATTGGCCATCCCGCAGACGACCGCCCCGCCTGGGGTTGGGTCACCAAGCTGTCGGCCGAAGGCGGGACGCTCAAGTCCAGCCACCAGCAGATAGACCCCTCATTCGCCGAGTACTACGGCGCCGGCCGCGTCAAAAAGCGCAGCGCCGCCTTCTACCACCCCGAAGACCCAGCCAATCCGAAGCCTGGCGTCTATTACCTGCGTCACGTCGGCTTCCTGGGTGCCGAGCCTCCAGCCGTCAAAGGCCTGCGTGATCCCAAGTTCGCCGAAGGCGGAAACGACACCGACTTCGGACTCATCTTTTTTTCTGAGCAACCCACCCCCAACCAGGAGCACCCATCCATGACCGATGCCGAACGAATCGAAGCCGAGCGCAAAGCCAAGGAAGAAGCCGAGCGCAAGGCTGCCGAGGAAGCCCAAAAGACCGCCACGGCTGTCGCCGAACGCGACCAGGCACGCGCCCAGCTGGCTCAGTTTTCCGAGCAGCAGAAGCGTGACCGCCACACCGCCAACGTCTCGTTCGCGGAAAGCCAAGTCAAGGCCGGCCGCTTGATGCCCAAGGACAAAGACATGGCTGTCGCCACGTTGGACCGCCTGGCCGAGGTCGAGCCGGTGGAGTTTTCCGAAGGCGACACCAAACGCAAGGTCAGCCCCTCCGCCTGGCTGCAGGAGCTGATCGCCGGCAGCAAGCCATCGGTCGATTTCAGCGAGCACGGCGGTGGCCAAGTACCCGAAGGCGAGCAAGGCAGCGCCAAGGGCAAGAGCGACGCCGAGATCGACAAGGCCGCCAAGGTCTACGCCAACAAGCACAACGTGAGCTACGCCGAGGCGGTGAGCAAGGTTGTGTCGTTCGAGGGCTGATTCCCCCAACTTCCCAGAAGGAAACCACAACATGATGACGCTCGACGAAATCCGTCTCAAAGCCAATCCGGTCCTCACCAACCTGCTGCTTGGCCGTGGCCAGGGCACTATGGTGGCAGACCGCCTGTTCCCCCGACTGCCGCAGTCGCTGAGCACGGTGACCATTGCCAAGATGGGCGATGCCGCTCGCCGCCGCTACAACCTGCGCCGCGCGCCTGGTACAGCGACCAAGCAGATCACCATCAACTTCGAGGGCAAGCTGTACACCGTCAAGCAGCACGCGGTAGAAGTCCCCATCCCACGCGAGCTGATCCGCGAATCCGACGAGGCCCGCAAGCTCAATCTCGCGCCCAACATCGGCATCTCCACCGTGGCAATGACCACGGCGCGCGATGTCCTGAACCTGGATTACGAGATCGAGGCGGCCGAGTTTGCCACCGACCCCAGCAGCTTTGCGCCCGGTCATTCCAAGGCCCTGGCTGGTGCTGAGAAGTGGTCGGCGACCACTGGCACGCCTGTGACAGACATCCTGGCGGCTTCCAACGTGATCCGCAAGAAGATTGGCCGTCGCCCCAACAAGCTGATGCTCTCGGCTGATGCAGAAACCGCTCTGATCTCCAATGCCGAGGTCAAGAGCTACCTGCCCTCCACGCAGATGGGCCCGGCGACTCTGGAGCAGCTCAAGACGATCCTGAAGGTCAAGGAGATCGTCGTGGGCGATGCCTCCTATACGGACGAAGACGACGAAGGTCATGACGTGTGGGGCAATGCAGCCGTTCTGGCTTACGCGCCCGACATCCCAGCCTCCGGCGAATTCAGCCTGGCAGAGCCCGCTTTCGGCTTTACCAACGTCATCGAAGGCCATCCCTTCAGCGAAACGCCCGTGTACCGCGAAACGCAAAAGAGCTGGATCTATGGCGGCACCTTCGAGCGCGCGCCCAACATCGCTTACCCCGATGCCGGCTTCCTGTTCCTGAACCCGAACTAAGGAGCCGCCACCATGACTTTGATCGCAAAGATCCTCATCGTGGCCAGCACCGTGGGTGCTGACGGCAAAACGGTGCGCAAAGAGTTCAAGCCCGGTGCAGAAGTGACGGGCCTGAGCGACCACGACGAGCGCGAGCTGCTGAAGATGAAGGCGCTGGCCGACACGGACCGTGAAGAAGCCAGCGACCAGTACGACGCCATGCGTGCTGAGCACGCGCAACGCGAATTCGAGCGCGAGCGCCAGGCTGTCCTGCAAAAGCGTGGGTCCACCGAGCCTTCAGTCGGACTCGTCACTGGCACAGACGGCACCGGCCAGGCCGCCTCCTTGATTGATGGAGCCGGTGGCAATGCTGCTGCTGGCGACGGTCAAGGTGATCAGGGCAGCAGCAATGCTGGCGATGGTCAGGGAGCCCAGGACAGCAGCAACGCTGGCGAGTCCGCAGCACCCGCGCCCGACACATCTACAGCTTCCGCTCCCACACCGGCACCCGCAGCTGCTCCCTCGGAGCAGCCCAAGGGTACGGGCAAGGGCGCCCCGAAGCGCAACTGACAACCACCCCGAGAGAGAAGCTGCCCCCGGTCCAGGTCATGAGCACCTGGCCGGGTTGGGCCAGTAGGAAACCCTTTCACATCGACCTGGAGCGAAACCATGGCATCTCAGAACAACCCCGGCCGCCAGTTTGACAAGCAGCACGCGGTCACCATTGTGGCCACGGCCATCATCGAGAAATACCGCTTTGTCGGCTACAACGGCCAGCACGCAACCAGCGCAGGCGGCGTGCATGACTCTCAGGGCACCAGCGAGTACGGCGCCGCTGTGGGCGGTGCCTTCTCGGCCATCACCAGCTATTCCGGCTTGGTGGAGATCGCGGCGGGCCAGACCATCGCCTTCGGTGATCCGGTCAAGCCTGCGGCCGACGGCAGCGGCAAGGCTGCGCTGGGCGACTCCGATGACAACTGCGGCCGCGCCCTGGGCGCCGGTACCGAAGGCCACATCATCGAAGTCCAGATCCAGCGCCACGTTCACCCTGCAACGCCTTGATCTGACGGCAGGCCAATCGCATGAGCTACGCCACCGTCGCCGACATGGTTGCCCGCTTTGGTGCCCTGGAGCTGATCCAGCTCACCGACATGGACAACATACCGCCCAGCACCATCCACGAAGCCCGTGTCGGGCTGAAGCTGGAAGACGCCTCGTCTTTCATCGACGGCTATGTGGGCCAGGTCTACCGCCTGCCGCTGCAGGGTTGCCGCAAGCCCCTGATTCCCGGCCAGCCCGTGGAATACGCCATGCCGCCCGTCCTGGTGCGAATGGCCTGCGATGTGGCGCGCTACTACCTGCACGACGACCTGGCCCCCGAAAACGAGGTGTACCGCCGCTACAAGGCGGTCATTGCCGAGCTGGATGCCATCGCCATGGGCAAGTCCATGTTGTCCTGCCCCTGGGGCGGATCGCCTGGCGCGCTGGTGGCGGCTGACGCCCAGCAAGGCACTGACGTGCATTTCGATTTCAGCCCACGCGCTGTGACAGACGACACCCTGCGGGGGTTCGGCTGATGCAAACGACCTGGAATTTTCTCGACGCGCAGACCGGCATCGTCGACCGCCTCAAGGCAAAGACGCAGCCGGCCGATGGCAGCGGCTGGGCCCGACTGGTGGGCACCCGCAAGGAGCTGGCGGCCGTAGCCGAGGAAATGCAGGTCACGCCTGCTGTCTATGTCGTTTACGACGGCTTTGCCGTCCTGCCTGGATCGGACGAGTACTCGCTGCAGCTGAGCCATCGCTGGCTGGTCGTCCTGGCCATCGGCAATGCGGCCAGCCAACGCGAGGCTGCTGCCCTCGACCAGGAAGCAGGCCCGCACCTGGGCGAACTCATCAAGGCCTTGCATGGCTACACGCCGCCGCAATGCAACAGCCCCCTGGCGATGTCCACACCGCCGAGGCCTTTCTATAGCCCGGCCAAGTTTGCCTATTACCCGCTGCTGTTCACCGTCAGCAGCATCCATTGCTAGTTTTTTTAGGAGAGAGAAATGGCTGAACGCAAATTCTGCTGCTTCAAGGGCCGGGGTGAAATCAGCCTGGTCGATTACCTGGCCCGTCTGGCACGCACTGCAGGCTTCATTCCTGTGGGCAATGCGCCCAGCTTTGTACTCAACGCGACCGAGACCACGGAAAACGTAAAGGACTTCACCACGCCTGGCGGTGGTACTGCTTGCGCGTTCCGTGAAATCGACGCCGTCAACGTCTCCCTGCAACTGCGCTGCCACTCCCCACGCAATTGGTCCATTGCTACTGGGGGCAGCGGTGAAGGCGCCGAGGTGGCAACAGCCGCCGTCGCCAGCGAGGAGCATGTGCTGTGGCCTGGCACTGTGGAGCCACTCGACCACCTGGCCGACGACACCGTGGCCATCGTGGTCAAGAGCGCAGACGGTCAAACGACCTATGACGTTGGCACCGACTACGAGATCACGCCGGCAGGCTCCATCAAGCTGGTCGAAGGCACCACCATACCCGCGCCGACAGTGGCGCAGGGCAAGGGCCAGCCCAACATCACGGTTAGCTACACACGACGAGAGCAGCGCCTGATTCAGCTGTACTCGCAGCCTCCCAAGCCCGTGGCGCTCCACTTCGATGGCTACAACGTGGCCGAAAGCCCCGTCCAGCCCATCCACTTTGACCTCTTCAAAGTGGTCTTTGGCCCGGCTGCATCCGTGAACATCATCAGCGACAACCTGGCCCAGCTCGAACTGACCGGCACTGTCGAGCGTGATGCCACGCGCCCGCTGGGCTCCTTGGCCAACCCCTTCAGCCAGTACGGCACGCTGAAGATCTGACGGGCGCGAGCGATGTATCTGGGTCAGTACGAACAGGAGCACAACCCGCATTACCTGGGTCGAGGCATGTTGTATGCCGGCCCGGCCATGCGAGACTGGGCCACAGGAATGCCACCAGGCCGTCGCCTGGGCAATGCCTCCGGCCTGGTCGTGACTCCCAACGTGCGCCGGCTTCGTACCAGCCCCTGGGACGGCCGTAGCAATGCCGTGATTGACGGCGTGTCTGTGTCTGTCCAGCTCTACGGCCATGGCGCGGCAAACCTGGCCATGGCCCTCAACGCTCAGCGCCTGGCTACGGCCAGCGCCCGCATTACGACGACCGTTGACGTCTCCGGTCTGCAGCTTCCGGCTGGCGCAATGCTTTGGACGCCCCATCAGGTCGACCAGCAGCAGGCCGTGCAGGCCGTGCCGTCATGGGTAGCCTGGACCGAGGGCACCGAGTGGCGCCGCGCCGATTGGGGCATCGAGCTGCTGCAGGGCATCGTTGCCCCCCAGGGCGCAACTGTGCGCATCACCAGCACCGCCGAAAACAGCGCCGAGCAGCTCGACGCCGGCAACGGCGGCGACCCCGAAATAGGCCTGGCCTACGCCGGCATCAACAAGGCAGACGGCAAGCCCATGCGCCTGCAGTGCTACCGCTGCCGTCCGCTGCTCGATGGCGGCCTGACGCTGCTGGACCAAGCGGCCAGCAGCATCAGGCTGACCCTCCAGCTGCGTCCCGTACACCGCACCGACCGTCCCGCCGCCTGGTATGACTTGGCTCGGGCGGCCTACAAGACTATTTGATTAGAGAGATACAGCATGTCCAAGACACAGCTGGCCCGCGGGATTTGGGCGAGTTTCGCCCCGACAGAAGATCCGTTTGCTGTTCAGAATGGCATGGAGGCCAACCTGCGCCTCATCGACGACCACCTGGCGCTCTACACTCTGGCCGGCCCGGTGCCGCCTACGACCGCGCTGCCGACGGATGCGCGGCTAGGGGCCGGCCAGATCTATGACGATGGCGCCTATGCTGTTCTAAATGCTGGTGCCTGGCAGACCTACCCGGCCCGCATGGGCCTGCGCGCCTTCGAGCTGCTGAGCAATATCGAATATGTCAATATCGGTACGGGCTGGCAGGTCATTGCACAGAAGACTGAGAAGTTCTACCTGACTAGAGCCCTCATGCAGGCCGACACTGGCCAGCTCGTGGGCACCCAGGGCGTTGTCACCAATGACCCTGGCCATACGCTCGAAGCTCCGATCAACGGTGGCTATACCTGGACTGGGCTGGCATGGGTGCGCAATGGGTTTCAACCAGTAAATCAATTCGATTTTGATCGACTGGATGCATTGCATGTAAACGCAAAAAAATCATATCCATTACAGGCGCGCGTTAGAGATGGCGTCACGTCGATTGTGCATTACGCGTGGAGTGCTTTGCTGCTTGACGTTGTTGTGCGCAATGCACGGCCAGGCAAGCTCTATCAAGTCTCTTATTACCAAAACGGCGCCGTGATCGGCGTTCCTGGCTGGGGCTGGGTTATCCGCGAGTTTGACGAGGTCACATTTGCAACGGCGAGCGGTGCGGGCAGGATTATCGTTAACTACAACGACAAAGCGAGCGCAAAAATTGATCGCGACGGCGGGATACAAGTTATCCGCTTGATGAGCACCGATGGGGTCGAAATTGATTTGACGGTTGACCCGGCCGGCTTGCTGCCAGAGGGATCGCCGATCAATAGCAATAGCGGCACAGGGCTTGCGGGGTGGTCTTGGGTTGTGCACCCAAACCGTTACGTGCTTGCCGAGCCTGCCATGCATCAAGCACGTCGTAACGATGTGCGCAGTGAGAAAAACGATTTTCTGACGAAGGCGCTGGTGCGCGTGGAGGTTTTCGGCGCGCGGCCCGGGAAGGTGTACGGCATCCGGCATTTCAAAAATGGTACGACCGCGCTTGTGGGGCCTCAAGACGGCTGGATCATCGAAGAGCAGGACGCCGCGACATATGAGGCGAATGCGACTGCCCTTACTGTCGTCAATTTCACAGATCCTGCGCCAGATATTGTGCGCGCCGGCGTGCAGACGATTACTGTGGTTAGCCAAGTCGTGGCAGGTCTGCAGTTTGTAATCACGATTGACACTGCGCAGCTGCCGGCATTCGGCACATTCGTCGCCATGAATGGTGTCGCGAATCCGGGCTACAGCTGGGTCATCAACCCGGCTCGGTATGTCGTGTGGCCCGATGCGGTGGGCGCAAGGATGTCGTGGCGCACTACTGCGGCAAGGATTATCTTGGTGACGTGGCAAAGCGCTGACCGCTGGTATCGCATCGAGATTGGCCCCAATGGGAAGAACAACCTGCCGAACATTCGCCAGCTCTGGACGGCCTCGCGCACCGGGCGCGCGGCAGGCGCTTGGACGCTGCTGTGGTCTGGTTCCACAGACTGGCTTCCACCTCTGCGCTGCTGGGCTGTGAACGGTGGTGTGGAGCTTCCTGCGGGGCGCATTTTTACCGGCGGAAATCACGGCTCTGACGGCGGCAGTGGCGGTGATATGACCGCTGCGAATGTGATGTGGGATTGCGTTATCGACGGAGCACCTGTGAAGTGGGAAGATGCAGCCGGCAATGCGGAGCGCATCACGCTGCGCATCGTCAACGATGTGCGAGCCGCAAACACGATTGCGACAACACCACCACGCTATGTGTTACGCGAGCATTTTGTGGTCTCCATCGCTGCCGCCGGCCTGGGCTTGACTGGGGAGCGTGTTGCGCTTGAGGGCATCAACGTGCTCACCGATTACGGCGTACAAGCCACAACCAACGGTTTCCAGCAAAGCATGCTCTTCGTTGGCGGCGAAGATCAGTCCTGGGTGGCCTACACAGCTGGCAAATCGTCTGGCGCAAAAGTGGTATCCCCCGATGCATGGGCCTGCATTCTGAAATCTGAAAATGGCGAGCTGGCGCTCTGGCAGGACCGTGGCTACAAAGATTCGGATGGCAAATTTGTAAACGGTGACTGGCCCATCATGAAGGAAAGCGGCAGCAAGATCTACGGCGGAATTGTCGGCCGCGCAGATCTGAATCAGCTGCCACTGCCCGCAACTTTTGCAGCGGGCGAGCGCTGGGCATGGCGCGGCGGCTGGTCAATTCAAGCGCCGGGCCTTGCGCCTGCCGGGATGGATGCTGTCATGCAGCTGCAGAGACCGGGCGGCGGTGCGGCGCTGATGACCGATGCAAAAAAATGGTCGATTTTTTAACGGGTACCTCACGAAAGTGCAAGTTCTAAATTATGAGCAAGCTGTTTCATACACCAGCCGTGAAAACCATCTCTGGCCACGATTTCCAAGTCAGCCAGGTGCCTTTTGAGGTCTTCACTGAGGCTTTCGAGTTCGGCGACTGGTTGATCGGCATGCAAGGCGGCCAGTTCGATCTGGCCAGCCTCAAGGCGCTGCAAGGCGAATCGACCTTGCGCCTGGCGCTGGAAAAGTTGCTGGCAGCGTGCCTGGCGCCAGTGCAGGATGGCCAGGCCAAGCCCATGTCGGTGGCAGACGTGCGTGCGATGCCCATAGCCATGGTGCTCGAAGCGGTCTATGTGGTTCTGGAGGAAAACCTTAGTTTTTTTACCCAGCGCCTGCAGGCGATCAAGGTGATCCAGGCGAAACTGATGTCGATTGGTTCGCCGTTGCTCAGCAGCTCATCGCCGCAGGCCACGACCGACAGCAGCTTCGGCGCTACAGCATCGACGAGCTGAAAGGCTATCTGCAGGCCATCGGCGACCAGGCCGAACGTCATGCACAACACCAGGCGGCCCACACGGCCGTCGCACTCGCAGGGGGCTCAATCTGAGCCCCTTTTTTCATGGGCAAACTCTAAAGCGTTTTACTTATTGCTGATGGCCGAGGCGGGAGACCATGCGGTCCATGGCAAACAACCTCGAAATCGGACTACGGGTCCAGGCCGCGCTGGACGAAGCACGCAAAGAAGTCCGCGCGTTCACTGCCGAAGTCCAAGAGCTGGGCGCAGCCGGCAAAAAAGCTTCGTCAGAAATGTCGACCGTGCCGGCGCCTGCGTCTGGCTCGGCTCCATCGACTCCCAGCTCCGACCAGGCCGCTACAGCCAGGCAGGCGACCACCGCCACTCAAGAGCAAGCCACAGCCACGGCCGCGCTGTCAGCAGCCCAGAAGGAACAGGCCGAAACCTCTGACCGTGCAACCAAGTCCGAGCAGGAGCTGACCAAGCAGCGGGAATCCCAGGGGCAGCAAAGCAGGAAGAACGAGGAGCAGCAACAGCGACAGGCTAAAGGCTCCGACGAAGCCGCCAAGGCAACCGACCGTGAAAAGCTGGCCATTGACCGCCTGATTGCCAGCCTGGACCCCGCAGCCACTGAGGCCTTCCGCCTGGCACAAGCTCAGAACGAACTGAATACCGCCCTGGCCCGTGGCCTCATCACACAGGACCAGCACACGCGCCTCATGGGCCTGGCTCAGCAGCGCTTTGCCGGCCTTGGTGTTTCTGCAGGGCAAACAGCAGCGGCAATGCGCATGCTGCCTGCGCAGATCACCGACATCACCACCAGCATCGCCAGCGGCATGCCTATCTGGCTTGTGGCTATCCAACAGGGCGGACAAATCAAAGACTCTTTTGGAGGTGTCGGGCCCGCTTTCAATGCCATCACCTCTGCAATCACGCCAGCGAGGGCTGCCGTCGGTGGCCTGGCGCTGGGTGTGGGTGCCTTGGCTCTGCTGTTCCTTGAAGCTGAGAAAAAGGCCTATGCCTTCAATGTGGCGGTGCAGACTACTGGCAACGCGGCTGGCGCGACCCAGGGCCGTATCGAAGCCCTGGCAGAGGCCGCCAACAAGGTCAGCGGCATCAGCAGAAGCGCGGCCGAGTCCGCGGCTGTGGCCATGGTGCAGTCCGGCCGCCTCGGCATCGACGTTATCGGCAATCTGACCAAGGCCATCAACGGTTATGCGGCCGGCACCGGCCAGTCCACCGATGCGGCGGCCAGCTCCCTGGCCAAGCTGTTTGCGGAGCCTGCCAAGGCCGCCAAGCAGCTGGATGATCAGTTCAACTTTCTCTCGGCAACGCAGCGCCGGCACATTGCCGACCTGGTCGAGCAAGGCCGGGTCGAGGAAGCCCAGCTCGAACTGAGCCGACAGGCCGCTGACCACTTCGGCCGCGTTGTGCCAGAAAACCTCGGCGTGTTGATGCGATCCTTGAATACAGCGGCAGAGGTCGCCCGTAGGTTCTGGGATGCAATTCTCAATATCGACAAGAAGCAGACCCTTCAGGACGAGATCAACGCTCAGGAGAAACTTGTCACGCAGATGGCCGCCGATCTGACCAGGCGCGGAACCAATCTGGCTGGTAATCAGCAGATGCCTCAACGCCTGATCGACGAGACGGCAAAGCTGAGCAAGCTCTACAAAGACAGAGATGCCGAAGAGAAGAAGGCCGACGATGAGGCCGCTGGCAAGCGCAAGGAGCGCCGCACCAAAGCCGTCCAAGACGAATATGCGGCGGCGATGAAAGCGACTGAAACTGAAGAAAAGCGCCTGGCCGATAACAAGGAGAAATGGCGGGGATGGCGCGATGAAGGGGCAATCACTCAGGCTGAACTGGACGCACTGATCAAGCAAGCCGATGAGAAAGCCAAGAAAAATCCGCGCACTCCCAAGGGAAACACCCCGGAACAAGAGGCCATCCAGCAGATCCGCTCGAATTTGCGCGCTCTGCAAGCATCAATCAAGAGCAGCGATGCCTTCCTGGTCAACCAGTTGGAAGAAGGCCGTGTCAGCATCGATGAGGCCTACAAGAAGCGCCTGGCCGGCATCAATCAGGATATTGACGCGCAGCGCGAAGCCTTGGAGCAGGAGCTAAACGCCAAGGGCACGACCAGGGCCCGTGCCGTCGAGCTGCGCGCCTCGCTCAAGGTTCTGGACCAGTCCAAGGAAGATGCGACGCGTGAGCTGGACAAATGGCGGCGCGCTGAAGATTTGAAGCTGGCCAACATCGTGGTGCGGCTGCGGGTGGACACAGCAGCCCTGACCGGCCAGTTTGACCGGGAAGCCATCCGCAAGCAGCTGGAGCAGCAGTATGCGGAGGACTTGCGCGCGGCTGGACGCCAAGAAGACCCTGCAAAGGCAGAAAAGTCCCGTCAACAGATCCAGCTCCTGATCGATGCGGGAGCAGCCCAAGCCGAGTTCAACAACAAGCTGGCCGAGGCGCAGCGCCTTCAGAGCCAGCTCGGTGTCATCGAGCAGGCAGTGCAGACGCAGGCCGCCCAGGGAACGATCAGCCAGATCGAGGCCGAGGCCCGCATCAGGCAGGCCCGCGCGGCCCAGGTGCCGGTGCTGCAATCCATCGTCCAGGAGTTGGAGCGGGTTCGCAATAGCCTGCCACTTGAAGCTCAGGTTGCCATCGACAACATGAGCACCAGCATCGGCCAGCTCAAGAATGAGGTGGCAAGTGCCACGCCTGTGATCGTCAACCTCGGCACACGCTTGCGCAACACCGTCATCGATGGCGTGGCAGATGCGGCAGGCCAGGCCGTGACGAACTTCAAGAGTCTCAGCGAGGTCGCCAGCGCGACCCTGCGCCAGATTGCTGGTGACATCCTGCGCAGCGACATCAAGCGGTTGTTGACCAACCTGTTTACGCCTGAAGTGAGTGGCGGCGGAACCGTCATCGGCGGTATTTTTGGAAGCATCGGCAAGATTTTTGGGTTCGCTGAGGGCGGATCTCCTTCGACTGGCGGCGGCCGCATTGTGGGACCTGGCACGGGCACCAGCGACAGCATCGCCGCATTGGTCGACGGCAAACGGCCCATTGCCGTGAGCAATAACGAGTTCATCCAGCCAGAGAAGGCTGTGAATCACTACGGTCTGCCGTTCATGGAGGCCGTGCGCACTCTGCGCCTGCCAAAGCCTCGCTTCGCTCTGGGCGGTCTGATATCCGCCAGCCAGCGCGTGAGCTTCGCCACAGGGGGGTCTGTATCGTCCGCGGGCGGCGCCATGACTGGCCAGACTCAGCCTGTGGAGGTCCGCTTCAACAACCAGGGCACTCCCAAACAGCAAGTCGGACAGCCGATAACCAAACAGGAATTGGGCCGCCTGGTCGTCGAAATCATGATCGCAGATGCAAGCAATGGCGGGAAAGCCTCAAGCGCAATCAACGCGGCAGGGAGGCGCAACTGATGGCATACACCCGATTCCCCGATTACGCCCAGCTCGTCTTCGAGACTGATTACATCCTGCGCCCCGTGGGAGGTGTGGAGCGCACAGAGATGGAGGATGGCTTTATCGAGCAGGCTCCTGCGCAGTCCCTGGCCCGCTATGAGCTGCCGCTGACATACCGGCTGGATAGCCTGGCGCGCAAGCAGCTGTTCGAGGCCTGGCGCAAGACCGACCTGGCCCTGGGCGCCAGGTTCTTCGCCTGGCCAGATATCGAAGACCCCAGCGGCGCCACTCTGCGCCGGGCCCGGATCGTGGGTGGTGCGGTCGATTACAAGGCGATCACCGACCGCCTGGATGAGTTCATGGTCTCTTTCACCCTGGAGTACTGGGCATGAGCACGCGCAAGTCTTCTCGATATCGCCGCGCCGCCCAGCAGCTGGCACCGGCCGAGCGCCCCCTGGTGCTGCTGGAGCTGGCCCATGCGCTGCTGCCCGAGCCCATGCGTTTCGTCAATGACAACCAGGACGTGGTCTCTCGCACTCATCTATACGTGGCCACGACTTTCGAGTTCACCTGGCCAGATGACCAGGAGGGCCGCACGCCGGCAGCAGCACTGAGCATCGGCAACGTGTCTGGCGGTGTGGGCGTCTTCTTCGAGCGCACCCACGGTGGCCGTGGTGCCGTCATCACGGCTCTGCAGATCATGCGCAGTGCCCCTGATTTCATCGAAGACGAGCTGACGCTGGATCTACGAAACGTCGAAGTCACGACCAAGGCAGTGACCGGCCAGCTCGGCTACGACGACATTCTCAACAAAGCGGCCGTGGCGTACACCTACCGGCCGGAAACCGCTCCGGGGCTTTTCTGATGCACTGGTCTGACTCTTATATAGACATCCCACACGATGTGCTGGACTGCGCGCAACTCGTCGAACGTGCTTTGCATGAGCAGTTCGGCCGCATAGACATCCACTTCCCGAGGCGCCAGGCAGACGACCTGGCCCACCGCTCGGCCTTGATCACGGCCAACCAGGCTGATTTCGCCAAGCGGATCGAGGAGCCCGTCGATGGATGTGGCGTGCTGATGCTGGCACGCGGCCGCCAGGCCCACATCGGGCTGTATTGCTTGATTCAGGGCGTGCCCTATGTGCTGCACAGCGATGCGCTGTTCGGGTCGAGCATGCGCCAGCCCCTGGCACGCTTGCCTCGGTGCTACCGTGTGGAGGGCTTTTACCAATGGCTCTGATGCCCACACTCTCAGTCATCTGGTGTCCAAACCCGTTGCGCCCAGCCAGTGACCGGAAGGTACTGCCCATTGCCCTGGCCGGTACCGAAACTCTGCAGGGCATCATCCAGCGTCTGGGCCTGGCTGAAACACCCCTAGCCGTCATGTTCAATGGCCTGCCCGTGGCGGCCGAGGATTGGGCTGCGACGCCCGTGACCGTATCTGACCTGATCGTCCTCCACCAGGTAGCCAAGGGTATCGTTGAGGGCAGCACAGTCGCAGCCAAGCTGGTTATGTATGGCGAGATTGGCTGGACTGCTGCCTTCGCTCTGGGAACTGTGGCCGCGTTTGCTGCCAATGCCGTGATCGCCTTCGCCATATCCGCCTTGGCCGGCAGCTTGTCCGCCCGGAGCGCTGCCTCTGCCCAGGGCGATGATGCGCCCACGGCGTACAGCATTGAGGGCGGCTCCAACTCGGCCCGCAACTATGAACCGCTGCAACTGGTACTGGGCGAACACCGTGTATTCCCAGACTACGCTGGCCGTCCGTTTGGCGAATTCGTCCCGGACCCTAGCACGGCCACCGAGGTGATCAACAACACCCCGGTCTATGAAACCCGTACCCATCCGCCATTCGGCTTCGAGGGCACAGCAGTCATTGCCCCATGGGTGCTCATTCGCACAGATGTCTGGGAAAGCGGAACGATTGAGTACTACGGAGACCAAGCCAGCCGCACCTATACCAGCAGCAGCGGCGGAGCGGTCACCCAGCCGCATACCTTTGTAATTAGTCACCAAGGGCTGTTCGACTCGGTGACGACCTATGAGGACTACCTGGTGCAGATCACCCCACCAGAAAGTGGTGGAGGAGACTGATATGGCTTGGAATCCTTTGGGCACGCCGCTGCCAGTCCTGGTGCGCTATGGCTACACCATCATCTACAACACGGAGCGTGTCACGAGTGTCTTCAATTATGGGTTTGGCGACCTGGCCATCAGCGACGAACGCATCGGTGCCAACGCTGTCAGCCAGTACAACGCCATCGAGCTGCACAGCAGTGCAACTCCGCCTGGCCAGGCCGACCGCACAGTGCTGCGTGGTTACGCAAGCGCTGGCTGGCCGACGGATATCTACCCTGGCAACGTGCAGACCGTCGATGGCGGCGCCCTGGAACAGCGGGCAAATGTCGAGAATGACGGCTGGATAGAACGCCGAGGCTCTGTCGCTGGCAGATTCATACAGATGGATATTTCGGGTCGTCTGCTGCGGCAAGCAAGCGGCGGCTTCGAGAATCTGACCTGCCAGGTGGTGGCTGAGTATCAACTGCCAGGATCGGGCGCCTGGCAACCGATGCCGTTTTCTCCCATGACTCTCAGCAATGGCAGCACTCGGCCGCTGCGTGAGACGTTTTCGGCCATGCTCCCCCAGGCTGCTGCCAAGTTCCGCGTGCGACGTGTCACCCCTGAGTACACCGATGCCAACAATGTGGCCGAGATCGAATGGACACGCCTCAAGATCTTCCGCGATACCGATGCTCTGTACCCAGCGCAGTTGCGTCGGGGAATGATGGTCAAGGCGACTGGGCAGCTCAATGGCCGAATCGACCGCTACTCGGCCCTGCTGCGCCATAAATGCTGGGTCTGGAATTCGTCGGCTCCCTGGGATGGCTCCATGCCGGCAGTCGGTGCCGGTGCCTGGCAGTGGACATTCAGCACGAATCCTGCCTGGCTGTTCCTCTACTTCTCGCGCGGCGGGTTCCTCAACCCCACCGCTGCACCGGCCCACCTGGGCCAGGCTGGCTGGTTGGATGAGCCGTCAGCTAGCAATGGTGAACGCCTCTTCGGCGCCGGCCTGCCCAATGCCCGCATCGACTACGGCACGTTGATTGCCTGGGGGCAGTACTGCGCCGCAGCCCAACTGACCTGCCGCATGCTCCTGAGCGGCGCGCGCAGCGCTGGCACTGTGCTCGATGACATCGCTGCAGCCGGCCGGGCCCGGAAAACCTGGGCGCCAGGCAAGCTTTCCGTCTGGTGGGAGGCTGCTGGCCAGCCCTGGATTGCCGCTTTCGGTGCGAGCAACATCATCGCGGGCACGTTCAAGATCGCCTACATCACCGACGACACGGTCGACGAGTTTGGACTCTCATACAGCCAGGCCGATAACGATTACGAGGCTGACACGGTCTATGCCAAGGTGCCTGGTGTCACCCTCCCGGTGAATCAACAGGTCAACCAGGCCACATACAGCATGCCCAAGGCCCAGGCCCAGCGCCTGGTCAATCTTTTGGCTGCCTCTAAGCACTACCACCGCCGCACGATCACCTGGGAGAGTTCCCTCATGGGGCTGACCGTGGCCACAGGCGACATCATCCAGCTCGGCCACGACCTGACCCGCTGGGCTTTCAGCGGCCGCCTGGTCGGCCTGGGCCTGACCGGCACCCGCGTGGCTTGGGTGGATTTGTCGGCCGAGGTGGAGCTGCCAGACGGCAATGACTTCTATCTGATGGTCACACCGCCAGGCGGTGACCCTTTCAGCGTGCGCTGCGCCAAGCCTGTCGGCCGCACGCGCCGGCTTACCCTGGTGGGCAACTGGCCCGCTTCGGCCGCGCCAGGCTGGCTAGACGCCGGCACGCCGAATCCACAGGCTTCTGAAGCGTGGGAGGACACAGCCCCTGAGGACTGGACATTCCTGGGCGGTCCGCAGCAGACGCCCGGTAAACGCGTGCGCATCATCAGCATGGAGCCCAGCAGCTCCAGGCGCGTGCGCATAAAGGTCCGTGATGAATATGAACAGTACTACCCGCTGGAGTGGGGCCTGGGTGTGGTGCCCGAGGTGGCCAGCGGCGAGCGCCGCGTGGCCAGGGCCTTCAATCTGTCGGCCGCACCGCTGCCCGATGGTGGGACGCGCCTGGCCTGGGATCTGGAAGCAGCTCATGGCGCCGATCTGCGAGTCTCTGTGAACGGCGGGCCCAGCCAGCAAGTCCCCGTCGCTGGCCACATCACCGTCCTCGGCCGTGAACTGCTCCTGCCGCCGTATCCGGCCGGAACGCAGCTGGCAGTGTCACTCCTGCCTGTAACTGCAGGTGCACCTATTTCCATTGAGGGTGACACTTTGGAAGTCCGGCTGTGA